TTTAAAAATTTTGACTTGTCATAGGATTCCTCTATCCCTGAATACCCTATGTTAAATTTAGTTTCATAGTTATCTTCTGTTATTAACATTGCATCCGGGTAATCCTTAATAATCGAATCACTCAACCTACTAGTTATTGTCTCCCCAAAAATAAATAATTTCATAGTTTTTATTTGTCCGTTTAATTAGAAAACACAACCATTCTCTTCACATTCCCTCCTTACCTAGTCTAACATCGATCAAAAGTATGTGTTTTTGTATCATCAGATACTTACTGTAAATTTAGCGCACAGTGGCATTATATTTATGGGTTGGGTGTTCTGTCAAGCCCACCTGAGACTGCAATAACTCAGCGCCACCTCGCTCAGATAAATTCTGCATTGGTGGTGCTCGGTGTCCCAGCACCAGTCTGGGCTGTGGCACTGGCGGTCTGTCACAGATTTGCGGTGATCTTCCAACCAGAATCGGATTTCTTTACTGGCTCCGTAATTTTCCCACAGGTACTCTCGGATGCTGAGGAAACTGTCCTTGGACACTGAGCTACGAGGATGGGGAGAAAGGCGCAGATCCAGCTTGAATTCCAACATATAAGGAAAACAAGGATAGGCGGAAAACCGCCTATCCAATTTCCGCACCTGACAGATGCGATTGATCAAGAAACAGCCGCCACAATATACTTGCCATAACGCTTGTGGAATTCATCAAACGTCTTGAGCTTGCCCGGAACAAACGGCAGGTTGTACACCGTCAGTGCAGTACGAGCGCCCATGACCGTCAGCTCAGTGGTGAAGTTATCCATCATGAACTGGAAGAAGTTGTCGACCTTGGCGTGCCAGTCGTCGGTTTTGCCCACTTCCTTGTTCTTGGCATGGATGTCCTTGAGCTCGTAGCACATACTGGTGACCAGACTATACATGGCACTGACTTCCTTGACCTTGAGTTCTCGGACCTTGCCGTTCAGGATGTCAGTGGGGTTGGGCATCTGTGCCGACACCTTGCGGTGTGCCATGAACTTCACAGCCAGGCCATCGCCCACAGTGCCTGCCACCAGGTCGGTCTCGATGTTACTGGGCAGGTTGTCTGCCAGCAGGTCGCTGACAAAGGTCCAGCTGCGCGGAGTAGCAAAACTGCGGCTGGCACTCTTGGGGTCGTGGTCAAACAGGTCCTGCTTGGCAAAGCTGATGTAGCCCACCACATCCTTGTGAATGTTGTTTGACTGCCCAACGCTGCCAGGAGTCAAAGTCCACGCGCATCTCCAGATGCACAAAGCGATTGGCCAGGGGGGCCGGCTGGCGATAAGTAACACCACGGTCGCCTTCACGGTTGCCAGCAGCCACAATCACTACGTTCTTGGGCATGACATAACGGCCAATGCGACGGTTCAGCACCAACTGGTATGCAGCAGCCTGAACACTGGGCGGAGCCGAGTTCATTTCGTCCAGGAACAGCACCACAATGGGATACTGACTGGCCAGTTCTTCGTCCGGTAGGTCAATGGGCGGTGCCCAGTCCATGACACCTTTGTCTTTGTTATAAAAAGGAATGCCTCGCAGGTCAGTGGGATCCATCTGACCCAGTCGCAGGTCAATCATCAGGCCGCCCATCTCTTCAGCAATGCCAGCCACCAGCTCGCTCTTGCCAATGCCCGGGGGGCCCCACAGGAACACCGGACGCTGACGCTTAAAACACTGCATCACGCTTTCTCGGGCTTCTTCACTAGTAACGGTACGGGTTTCAGTCAGGCTCATGGTGTGGCTCCTTGCACAAGTTGGGTGTAATTAACTACTACAGATACAAGTATACAGTAACCAATGGTGATTGTCAATGCCCGATCAGGCTGCTGATGGTTGACGAGCTTCCATCATTTCGCTCAGGATGAACTTGGCAATGTTCATCTGCTTGCGGGCGGCTTCTTTGCTATCCATTTCCAGCAGTTCTTGTGCATCACTCAGCACACCCATTGCAACCATTTCAAGTCCGGAGAACTTGGCAGTGATGCTGTTCATGTATTCTTTGCGGATATCTGCTTCGGACATACCGTAACAGTTCTTTTCCCATTCAGTCATTGTGTGCTCCTCGTTACGTTCACTGTATGGCCATTATACGATCTTTAGGCAGGAATGTCAAGCCCGAACCACATCAAAGATGCTTTGTTTCAACCAGCTGACTTCTTCCTGAGACACATAGAAGTCAGTGCGGGGGTCCCAGTATTCTCCAGCTTGAGCATCGTAGTAAAGAACTCGACCATTGGGGTAATTGAAGGGACCTTCCAGACCCTGACGCGGGCCGTATTGGGGATTGTGTTGGAAAACAGTGTAGGCCACGGTGGTCTCCTTAGTGAAAAAACTTGCCCAGGACAATATACATATCGTGCAGAGTATAACCAACCACAGCACAGACTACAAAGAAAGCGATGTTGTTCACGGAGTGCTCCTTGCTGTTAGTGTCGTGCTAGTATAGCAGCCTGATCCAGTCCTGTCAACCTCGCTAGCTCAGCAGTAGGTTGCGCACAGTTCCAGCAGCGTAGATGGAATAGTTAGACACATCGCATCCAGCGAACCCATCTGCTGGCTTAGTTATTGGTCGATACAGGACTCCGGAATCCTTCTCTGGGGCGTCAGCGATGTGTCTAACTAAGTCTGTAGTCTAGCATCAAACTTCCCTGTTGTCAAGCTCAGAATGCCGACTCTCGCACCCACTCAAATCGAGTGCTGGCAGGAACCCACCGGAAGTTCATCTGCCGTCGGGGGTCCTGACCAATGTCGGTGGTGATCAGGATCCAACCTGACTCGTCAGAAAACTCCACGCGATCTCTCACCGCCAGGATTTCCACCAATCGGTCATTCAATTTGGCCAGTGTTCTCATGTGTTGTTTTAGTATTGTCAGACGCTGTTCTATGATCTTCGATTATTGCCGCCAACCAAAATTATCTGGTAATACGATAAAATTTACGGCCGGGAGTTTTGCTGTCACCATTAACCAGAGTTTTGTAAGCATGGCAACAACTGCATAGAGTTTGAAAATTTTCTACATTGTTATTGTTTGGGTTTCCATCAATGTGGTCCACATCCAACCATCCATCAAAAACCTTGCCATTGGGCAGAGTTTTGGGTATAGTTGTGGTACAGACGAACCCCAACCGACCATCTACGTTTTCGCAATAGGGCTTTCGATATTTGCGACTAGGATGACTCCTATTTCTGTATTGGGTTTCACTAATGCCCAGACGGCTAGCAGTGATTTGAGAAATTCTTTCGTAACCGTATTTGGATGCAGTTCGTTGGCTGTGGTGAGCATCGCAAACGTGGCGATACCTTGGTCGACCATCCACACAGGTTTGCTGGATTGCCCGAGGCCTATTGCAACCAGAAACACCGCATCTGGGGCGGGCATCCTTGTGGGGTATCATTGGATTGACACCATATCGGGTAGTTTTCAAATAATCCGGTTTTGTTGCTTTTGTCATGGAAGTGCTCCTTGATTGTTGCAGAGTCAATGGCGGATGGATTTGCTGAATTTTTTAGTTGCGCTAATATTCTGTAATTATAAAATCATTGTTTAGATGTGTCAACTAGATTTTTCCCTGAGATTTCAGATGGTGCAGATACCAGACCACTGCTCCACCAAATGCTGCTCCCAGAGTAAAACTTTCTGCATAACAGAGTACGTATTCAATAAACATCTGATTCTCCTTGATCGGTTAACTGCTTAAATTATCCAGATACTGCTGTAGATTGTTGCCGTGTAGAGCCAGCATCATGACTTCGGTTTCGCCAAACAACACTATGGCAAGGGGCGAAATAATAAAATACGGTCCTGTAAAATGTCGTTCCAATTGTAGCAGAGTTTTTGGTAATATCATCTGATCCAATTTGAATTTATAAGATTTTATATCTGGAGATTTTCTTATGACATTGTATGCCACAGCAGTGAGTCTGAGGCTCTGGGGGTTTAGTGGATTATACCACCAGTTTTCGGGTCGGTCCAGTCGCTGATACGAAAGAGTTTTTTGGTCAGATATGAAAGGATTCAGATGATATTCCTGAAATCGTGCCTGCCAAATGTTCTGAGGACAACTGGCATCACGTGACATGGTCAGGGGAAAATTTGATCGCCTTGTCGGAGCAGCACCACAGTAAACTTGTCAGTTTTAAACAATGTGTTGAGCTTCTTGGCAAGGTTGATGGCGTGGCCAGGATTACTGAAACTGGTTTTCTTGTACTTGGGGCCTGGATAGGAAACCAGAATATTCTGTGTTTTGAGATTGATGGGTTGATTGTCGTAGAATACGGCCCAGATGCCTTCACTACTCAGAATCTGATCGCTCTTGTAGTTGGTTTTGTTTACGTGCTCAATCAATACCGTGGGCTTGGGTCTGGACATAATGTGTAATTTCTTTCTTATTGTTACACATTATTTATGCTTGAGAACCAATTAACTACGCGTATTAAAATTCCCCACCATCGAAGTCCACATTCACCGTGGCTTCGTCTTGTTTCTGTTCCTGAATTTTAGTAAGCTCAGCAATCTGTGTCAGAAGTTCAAAAATATCTGCTTGCAAATTTTGAGCTTCAAGTTTGGTCAGGGTCAGATCTCTGGCATTGGTCTGATTCATGACCTTGATGCGATTGTTGAATGCCTTGATGTGTAAACTAAACTGAGATTCCATGATCTGCCTCGTGTTGTTGTGCCAGTGCTGCCTGCATCTGTTCTGTAGTCTTAAATGGACCCTGAAAAGGATAGCGATTTAGAGTAATCAGTTTGGGACAGAATGCCCCTTCCCAGATGTTGTTTAGTTTCACTATATAGTATCCAGCACAGAAGAAACTTTTTGATTTTGTATCTTTGGTGTAGAGCGGCAACTTTTTTTGAACTTCCCAGAGTATGTTTCGTGCCCGACCCTGACAAGGGTATCCGTATACATCTGAAGTGGTTGTGTTATTGATTTTGGCAGGGGAGGCAGAATCCAGGACGATATTGTACCGATCTTTCAGCATTTTTAGGTTGGAAAAACGCTCCCGCTGGTTGCCATGCACCAGCACAACCTCGTAGTCGTTGGCCAGAATTGACCCGTATTTTTCACCGTCTTTTTCAACCACCCAGCATTTGTTTTTGACCACAGGTTTGGCTAGCAGAGTCATTGATTATCCTTCGTAAGTGGCCGAGTTGGCACCGTGTTCAAATACTTCAACTGATTTGACTCTTACTGTGGGGTTGATGGGATAACGCATGCCTCCAGATGACAATAGTTCAGCCATTTTATCGTAGCACATCTTAGCAAACATTTCACAGCCTACTCCTGGTACAATGCGTAGATTGCACAGTCCGCTGTCTTCGAACCCGCCAGTAATAGCGTTCAGCTTTTGGAATGTATCCAGATAGGGATCGTCTTCTGCAATTACTAGAGTGTGATCAAACATATGATCTGCCCAGGCTTTGAATTCTTTAAGACCGCCAAAGTCCATACACCAGTTTTTGTCGTCTAGCGTGTCACATTCAAATATCAGCTTAATACCGATTGAGTATCCATGTAGTGTTGAGCAGTGGCTATGGGTGGCGCGCCATTGTCTAAAACAGCATGATAAACCACGGTCGTTTCCGTAAGTTTTTGTTGAGTAGAATTTTGCCATGACTTTTCCTTTATGCTGACTGTTTGATTGCCGAATCTGGATAACTTGCGCCCAGCCATTCTGCAAAACTGCTGGCATTTTCACTGAGTTTAACCAGATCGTAACGACCACAAAATTTCAAAAACTGTGCCCCCACCATGGGTGTATTCTTGGTCAGACTGGCCTGGGCAATGGTTTCTGCAATCATAACTTTGACATGATCGGGCTGCGCAGTCAAATCCACCAGGGTACGATTGCGTTCGTAATCATCCAGCACACGGTGTTCCTGTCCATTGTGGTCAGTCCAGCGTTGCAACATCAGGTTGTTCCAGGCATAGCCCTGACGGTCTCGGTCGGCATAGGCTTCTTCCAACCCCACCTTGTTCTTGGTGCCACGGGTTCTGACCCCGGGGTATGCACTAAAGATGTTGTCGGTGGCATCACCCCGCATGCACTTTTCAAACAAAATAAATTTGGGATCGGGGATTTTTTTGGGTTCATTGGTCTTTTTGTCAATCACCAGACGGCCACGCTTATCAAAGATGCCTTCCAGGGTATGCAGTTCATCAGTGATGCCGTTGTACTGATTTACATTTTCCGCCAGTAACTGATAGTAGTCAGTATCGCTACTGATAATAGTATGATGATCTGCTGGATGACTGGCGATGAAGCCAGCAATGAGATCATCTGCTTCCAGCGACGGATGCTGTAGTACAGTGCAATTCGTTTTTTCCTGGATAAAAGTCTTAAGTGCATCAAATGTCTCCCAGAACAGTCGATCCTCCTCGGCCTCGGACTCAGTCAGGGCGGCTCTGGCCACTGCTCGATTCTTCTTGTAGGGTTCGTAATAGTCCTTGCGCCAACTACGTCCCTCCAGACAGAACACCACATGATCGGCTCGCTGGTCTCTCCAGCTTTTATTGATGCTGGCCAGAGTCATATGCACAGCGAACCCCAGCTTATCCCAGGTGTCACTCTGGCGATGTGCTGAATGTCGGGCACGGAAGAAAGTGTTGGCAGTGTCTACAAGTAGGTATCTCATTTGTTAATTTTACTGGATTCTATCTGTGCTGTCAAATATGGAAACAAAAAATCTGCCCAGGATGCCTGACCATCGGCACCATAGTGGTCAAATTTGGGATTACTGGGCTGATACCCCTGATTTTTCAACCAAAAATAGTAGGTGAAATTTTCATCATATGGATTGATATATTCACTGCCCCATTCAAATTGGGGTTTTCCATATGCAACTACATGTTTAAAATTTGCATAGCAATTGAAAAAGACAAAGGGAATATTATAATTTTTTATTTCATTATAGAAATTCCATATTTCTTCATGTGCCAGATACTCATTGTTATGGAAATCGTTGGATGCATTAATAACAAATTTTTTATATTGTTCTTTGACTTCGTCGGGCCAGTGTGGTCGATTACCATTTCCGCCGGTGAATTGATAATACTCATTGTCATACAAATACTCGGTTCTTTCCCAGGTGCTCCAGCCAATAATCATTGCGTCGGGTCGATGTGTTTTCAGATATTCCCTGGTGGTTCGTATGATTTTGGTATTACTTGCCGCAGGAGTTGCATCTAAATGGAATGTTGCACCCAATCGATGGGCCAATATTTTTCCGTAACAAAAATCAGGGCCTCCGGCATCTGTGCCGTAGGAATGACTGTCGCCATTGACATACAGTATCATGAAATCTCAGTCCTGCCGTTGCCCAAATTACGTCGATTGCTGGATCGCTTTTCGGGGTCAGCCATCTCTTGTTCGTAAGTCTCCATCAGGACATTTCTACAAACAGTGCGGAACCAATTGTCCACAATGTCCTGATCAGTCTTGCCCTGATATCCGGCCTTGATCAGTCTGGCCACAAAGATGTCATTCCAATCCAACTCAAATGCACCTTGACCAGGATCATTGGCATCGACATCAATACTGAGGATAACAATGTATGGCTCTCCTGCAGCCGATGCCCGATCCTTGGCAGAAATATTTTCATTTTTGACAGTCTGTTTCTCGGATTTTTTTTCCCTGGGTCGGCGTGGGGATTTGGCTTTGGGATCAGCATCGACTTTTTTAGTCTTAAACAAGTCTGCCGACATACTTCTTGGCGCATCACTGTTGTCAATCATATCAGATCCTCAGAATAAATTAATCTGTTCCCAGGGCAAGTCTTTTTTGCCAAAATGCCCGTAATTTACGGTGTTGTGATAGATAGGTCGAAACAAGTCAAATCGATCAATAATGCCGGCTGGAGTCAAGTCAACGTTGGCCCGGATCCATTGCGTCAGGCCTTGGCTGTCTCCATTGCTTTCAATGTAAAAACTCATGGGTTCTGCCACACCAATGGCATAGCTAATCTGACAAGTGGCCCAGTCGGCCTGACCTGATGCCACAATATTTTTGGCAATATAACGCATCATGTATGCTGCTGAGCGATCCACCTTGGTGGGGTCCTTGCCACTAAATGCACCACCACCGTGTGGAGCATATCCACCGTAAGTGTCCACAATGATCTTGCGTCCAGTGACACCACAGTCTCCATCGGGGCCACCAATGACAAATCTACCAGTGGGGTTGATCAGAAACTCAGTGTTGGTATCAATCAGATTTGGCATGAGTTGTTGAATGACCTCTTGAACTCGTGCTCGGACTGTCTGAATATCCACGGTGTCGGCATGCTGTGTGGAACATACAATTTTGGTGGCGTGCTGTGGCACATCCAATCCTGACACCGATTCATACTCCAGGGTTACTTGTGCCTTGGCATCTGGGCCCAACCAGGCGTATTCAGCAGAACTTTTACGCAGTTCTGCCAGTTTCTCTACAATTTTGTGACTGTAATAGATGGCAGCCGGCATGAACTCTGCAGTCTCTCGGCAGGCATAACCAAACATCAGCCCCTGATCGCCGGCACCAAATGTGTCTGTGCCCAGGGCAATGTCTGCGCTCTGCCCGTGCATGAGGTTGGTAAATTCCAACTTGGACCAATCAAATCCCGATTGTTCATAGCCAATCCCTCTGACACATTCGCGAATTCTGTGTTCTACTACACCGGCATCAAAATCGCCTTTGTATTCTCCAGCAATGATCACGCGATTGGTGGTGACCATGGTCTCACAAGCGCAGCGTTGTGACTTATCCTGCCGTTCCATAAAATAGTCCACCACAGTGTCACTGATGGCATCTGCCACCTTGTCTGGATGCCCTTCACTTACTGATTCCGATGTAAACAAATAACTCATATTTTCCTTTAATATTAAATCTTACTTGCCCCAGGCATTACCCCACAATGTGGTGTGCAATCTTGGACTAAAATAATAACCTCGACGCATGGCCTCATCTGCCACCGCGGTCATGTTGGCATGATACACCTCAATTACACCACCCACGGGCATGACGTATACGGAACCCTGGAATCCATGATCCAGATACTCTTCCACCACATCATCAACTTCTGCAAAGTCTTCAGGAGTAGCCACGACGAATTTTAGATAAGTGTGTCCCACCTCCTGATAACTCTTGACGATTTCGGGTCGGATTGCAGCTTCACGTGTTTCTCCACTGGCACTGAGTTTGGCACTGACACTGAAGGTCACTTCTGGGCCTTCCCGTTGCCAGGCCATGAGAGTTTCTCTAAAATCGTCGTGCAACTCTTGTGTGCCATTGGTTTCAAATGTCAGATTCCAAAGGTCCAACATCTTGTGATGTTCCAGCAATTCAGTATAGGCACGTTGCCAGCCCAGCAAGGGCTCACCACCTGTGATCACCAGATGGACGTCGTTGCCATTGCTGCATATCCAGCGTTTTTGCGGGGTCAGATCAACCATGCGATTGACCACTTCATCGACATCCAGGGTTGGGCTCAGATGCTTGAACCTGGGGTCCCAACTGGCATAACTGTCGCAACCTGTATTGACCAGTGGTAGATCTTCATACCTTTCGTATAGTTCTACTCGAACATCATTGCGTTCGGTGCTGCAACTACCCGCCGGCATACCAAATCCGCCACAGGTAAAATTACAGCCAAAAGTTCTTAAAAACACACTGGGAACGCCAACAAAGCGCCCCTCACCTTGTGCACTATAAAATATTTCACTTACTTTTAGTTTCATTTGATTACGATCGCTTCGCCTCAGATTTAGTTCAAGATTCTGTACAATGTGCCTGCACAATAAATGGCGATTAGCCCAGCGTTAATGACCACCAGGCTCCATTCTTTTATGCGAATACTCCATATCAGATATAGTGTAGCGCCTAAGTTTAGCAAATAAACATTATACGGGTCTAACCCAGCACTGGTCAACCCTGCGGCAATCAATGTCACGCAACAGGCCAACCATTTTAGCCACCAGTTGAAGTCAGTTTTGATATGATATTCCATTAGGTGCGCCACCAATCTTCCCAGGGAAAATTGATCCAGACATCTGCCTCGGCCTTGTTGATTTCTGCACCAGCATAACGAACTACGCCCTGGAAATTGCTGCTGAGGTTGTCCACCAATACTGCAAATCGCACATTGTTGTTCCAGACATCTGACCATTGCGGATCATCGGGCAAACAATTGGCTTGCCAGTCTGCAACGATCCAATTGAACGTTGCACCACTGTCGTTGATATCATCCACAATCAGTATATTCTTTTTGCTATTACCTGATGCCGGCGCATCGTTATATTCATATCCAAATGCATCTTCAGCCATCCAACAGTTGCTTTCTGTAGCTGCATGATCCCGCAAACTAACCTTGAGTGCGTTCATGGGAACTTTCAGATACTGACTCAGCAACACTGCAGGCACGGCTCCGCCTCGGGTAATGCCCACGATATAATCTGGCCGCCAGTCGTCCAGTGAGATCTGCCGTAGAATTTCCTGGGTCAGCTTTTTTACGTCATCAAAATTGTAATATTCTTTGTTCATTGACTTCTCCCAAGTCAGGATTTTAAAACTGCATCGAAACGCCCAGCCCCAGGACATTCCGGTTGGCACCGGCCTGATTCAAGTAGTTGATCTGATGTTCTGCATACATGGTCACGCGAACATCATCAGACTTGAACTTATAGTATACACCCAGGTCATACTCTTGTGTGCCACTGACTGCACTGACTGTGCTGCGGTCCCAGCGGATGTTGCCGTTGGCATCATAACCTTTGGGAATTGCCAGTTCCATGCTGCCGTTGACCACAGTTACTGGTTGACTTACAACTGCGCCCACACTGTGCTGATCTTGGGTGTGATCCAACCCCAAACTCCAACTGTAACTGTAGGTGGTGCTGATGTCACTCACCAGCCCACGATTGAGTGCTGCCTGAGTTGCAGCCACATACACATGACCAAACACGCTGTCGGTATTATTTAGACCGTAACTGGCATTGGCGCCAATAAATGTTGTGTAACTGTTGTCCACATTGCCCAAACTGCCGCCAATGTTGTTGCCTGCCCAGGCACCCCGCTCGTTCAGCATGCCACCAGTAAACCCCAGAGCATATCCAGCTTGGGATACCCAGGTGTTGTTCATGCTCAGCATGGCAGTACCCAACTGATCGTTGGCACTCAACTTGACAGTGGTATTGCCAGCAACAGCCTGACGACTAAAAGTAAATGCATTCAGACGATTGAAGGGATTGTAGTCCTGGTAAAAGTCCAGGCGAGCCACTGGGTTGAAGGTGTCCAGTGGTTTCTGTGTGGTCCGGCTCAGATCCACATAGAAGTCACGATCAAAACTGTCAGTGACCATGACGCTGCTGAGTTTACTGTTAATGGAACTCAAGCCTGCACTGGTGACAACACCACTAACCGCAGATTTGGTACGCCCAGTGGTGGGGATTCCCACCACACCATAGGGTCGAGTGGCTTTTTCCAGATCCAACAGGCCCTGGCCCATGACATTGACATTATAGTTGGGTAGATCCTTATTGGCCGTGACCATCAGCAGTTTAACAATGTTTTCGCCCCGCATGTTGGGCCACATCTGACTGATGACCGCCACTGCGCCAGTGACCACACCTGCGGCCTGACTGGTACCGGTGAACAACTTATAGCCATTGGTGGCCTTGTCAGGACCAAAGTCATTGCCCGGGGCCAGGATATAAAAATCGCTGATTCGATATTTGTCCTGACATGCGCCATTCTGCACAGTCATGCAGATGTCACCAGCACGGTTGCTGTAACCAGACACAGCATTGGTTTGCAGATTCCAGGCACCCACAATAATCATTCGACCACCCAGCACCAGGTTGCCCTTGGCATCCACTGCCTTGGCCAAAGTGCCAGGCAGTTGCGGATATGGTAAGTTGCTATTGCCAGCAGAATTCACAAGAATCATGTCCTTGCCCAGATACTTGGCCCACATGCCAGGATCTTCGCCGCCATAGTAACGACCCAGGTAACGGGAATCAGTGTTATAGTATCGACCGTCCGACAATTTGACAAAATTCTTCAGGAAGGACGTCTCATAGGCCATGTTGGTGCTGAGGTTGCCCACCACTGCACCAAGTCCGTCTGCCCACTGCATGGCATATCGTGCTTGGGTCATGTTAACGCCAACTCCGTCTGAGATTTTGGCAATGGCCAATTTGGCATCGGGTGCCACACCAGCCATGCCCACGCCGTCCCAGTTGGCTGCAATCAGTCCAGCAATATTGGTACCATGGCCTGAGACGTCCCTGGTACCGTTCTTGCTATTGATGAAGTCTCGATTGTAGGCAATACGGCCAATAAACTCACTGTGGTTGGCATTGATGCCAGTGTCCATGACCAGAGCCAGCACTCCCCGACCAGTATATCCACGGGCCCAGGCTGCGTTGGCGTTAATGGCTCGGAGAAAGTCATCGTCGGCCTTGCCCACACTGATGGTGTTGGCAGTGTATTCTGCAGTGTTATAGGGAGTTAAATTTAGCGTTTCGGCCTGCGCAGCACTGGCAACGACACCAGCTGCCATCAGTGCAGCTACAATTTTAGTGAACTTCATATTTGCTCCAGAGTTGTTAACGACAGTCAAATAGTAACACTATTTACGCCGGTTGTCAAGGCTTACCTGGGAGCAAACTCTTGTTGCAACTTGATGTTATCAAAAAATTCTTTCTTGGTGCCGGGATCACTGTAAAATGAGCCTTTGAGCACTGTGGTCTGTGTCAGACTGCTGTGTGCCATTATCCCCCTGTTTTCACAGCAGCCATGTGTGGCCTGTATGTAAACAGCAACGTTTTCGCTGCCAGTGGCTTTCTGGATCTCTCGGGCAATATCATTGCAGAGTTCTTCCTGCAGAGTGCCACGACGGGCGCACCACTGGGCAATCCGCGTGTACTTGCTGAGACCAATCAACTTTTGTGCGGCAATGATACCAATGTAGGCCACACCGCTGACTGGCTGATGATGGTGACTGCACATACTACGCAGTTCACTGCGCACCACCAGCATGCCCTCGTAGCGTTCCTGACTGTCGTTGGGGAAGGCCGTGGCGCATGGAGCAGGATCATATCGACCTCCCATAATTTCATTAAAATACATTTTAGCGAGACGACGTGCTGTGCCCCTTGAGTTAGGATCTGTTTCACGATCGATCAGCAAAGTGTCTAATACTCGTTCAAATGCTTCTGTAGCTTCGTTGATTAAGATTTCTTTATCACCGTCATGCAAATAGTCGCTGATGTTGTCGCCAGCCCAAAAACGTTTCCGGTCACGTTGCATTCGGAAGCGAATAGCATCTGCCAGATTGGCCTCTTCATAGCCTTTGTCGCCAACCACTGCATCTTCGTAGCCGGGATGATAGGGTGCTTCTTGTACCAGTTTGTTTGATCTAAGATTTTCTATTTTTTGTTCTTCAGGTGAAGCATAGTTAGGCATTCAATTTCTCCGAGTTATTACGGTCGTGGATAACCAGTCTTGCTACTAGTATAACAATTATTTAGGATAATGTCAAATAATTTTTTAGATAATTTGCCCAGATTCTATGACCGTCATGACTGAAATGAAAATCTTTTTTAGATATTGATAAGTTATTTTCAATAATAAATTCTGTTACACATCCAGCATGCCTTGTATCAATATCTACGCCTGACACTGTTTCGTTGCTAAAATAAAATGGCAAGTATTGCCCTGGACATGTAAGTTTGACACTATCCAAATAGCTTTGAAAATTAACCTTTTGCTCAAGTTCACTATAATAATTTTGATACCATATATCATAAAACGGTACTCCGCGATTCTGTGGGCGCATAGTTAACCATTTTGTTGAGTCGCCAGTTACTGCATTGCCGTTACGCATAAATTGAGCGTGTGGAGTATCATAAGTTAAACTTTTTTCAACAACATTCATGTGGTCAGGATTATCATTATCAACCACAAACAATTTACGGCTATAATGACTCCACCCGATTACTACATAGTCTTCCTTGTCAATATCTTTAAGAACCTGTTGATAGCTATAATAGATGTAAAAATTATCTACACCGGGTCGTGCAAGATTGTTTAATTCAGCACCAAGATCTTGAGCAAGCAAATCGCCCCACCCTTGTGCATTATTATCTAACCCAAATGGCAAGCACAAACTGTGCCCAAATACCCAAAGCTTCATTGATTTTCCTTTCGATCATACGCACCCACTTCATTATCAAACCAATACAAACTACGATGTGGCGGAGATAGTGGAGTGGCATTACTAGTAAAATAAAACAGTCTAATACCGTCTCGACTAACATTATTAGGACAAGACAATGGAGTAGGATGACCGTGAACCAGGTGTTCATGATAGTTCCAGACCAACAGCCGATTGGGCTTGGGTTCAATAGTATGTAATCGATTTTTTCTTTCGAAGTCCCAAAATTCCAATCCACCGCCCCATTCAGATTGCCATGTTTTTCCAATATAAAGAATCAGGCTAAGACATCGATTGAGGCCCAATTGTTCGTTCCAATTAAAGTCTGTGTGTAGCTTGAGACTGTCGCCTGATCCACAACGCATAAGTCCAGCACCAATCAAATGTGGATCAGCTATGATTTTTTTAAGTCCTGTGATATTTTCCAGCCAATTTAGAAACTCACTGCTGTTGAGATTTAATACCAATTCTCTTATGCGTGGAGAAAATTTAAGATTATTGCATTCACGCATGAAACTACCATTGCGAGTAAACTTACTCCAAAGGTGTTCTGGCACAGTTTCTATTTCTTCTTGTACACTTTGTAGTAGTTCTTGAGGCAAGAAGTCATCAAACGTCAACCAAGGCACAGGTGTGCCGTGACTGTAATCTATGGCATAGTTTTTTGGATCGTACTTACTAGTTATTAAATCAATGTCAATCATGGGGCAGGGTTCCGGAATATAGATACTTTGAAAAACACAGGCGATTGGTAGCACCGCCTCGATTGTATTTACTGAAGTCATCTCCACCCAATCCAAATACCACACTCTTGCTGGGCATTATATTTAACCGTTTACAAAACTGATGTTGTACATTTGTCCATTTTTCACAGTTGTAGTCCGGACCCCATCGATTCAATAGTTCTATACCTAGCCCACACGCCAATCTATTGATATAGCCAATTTTTTGATGAACCAATAAACTGTCATCGTCATCAACCCGGCTCACTCTCATGCCAATTCTGGCATGGGCAACTGGCAAGGTTTTACTCAAACTAAATGTGATATCTGTAATACAAGGCCAAGTAAAGTCAAATTCTAGGTTCTGACATATTCCAAAAAACGCACAATCAATTAGTACGGGGACATCAAGCTCACAGCACTGCTCAAGCACACGCTTCATATCATTGTGGCAATCTCCGGTATCGCTGAATGGTAAACTAATAACAACCGCATCATTTTTGTCTATGGGGTCGTCTTCGATGTGTTTCCATTGCATTGAAAAAATATTTTTCCAAGTGGCTGTATGATACATGTATTCACCTCGAAAACATCTAAATCTGCGACGATGATGTTTGAGATAAAATTTGTCAAAGGATTCAGTGGTGCCTTGACTAAAGGCTTTAACCGTATACTGATCCAATCCTCGAATAACATTTTTTCTAGTACCTAGTATCCATTTGGTATACTGATCAAGAAAAATTTTATGTATTGACAAATCGTCCAACCAATCCTGACTTGGTGCACTACAAATGATATCATGTATTTGTTGTTTTATTTCGGGATCGATTATGGCACCAGCACCACCAAATACAAGAGGAGGTTTTATATTATTAGTTGGCATTTTTATTTTAGATTTTTTTTAACTTTATCTGTTATCTCTTTTATCTACTTACTCTTGCTGTGCAGCACTAATCTAATAATTAGTTGCTCTAAGGTGTGTTTTCCAAAATATAGTTAAAATCTAAAAATGCTCCATCAAAATCTATATGCTTTGACAGTGGTTACAAAAATGTTATGGGAATCACATTAGAGACACTTACCAAATTGTGCATTTTTTCAAGCGAAAAATTCTTCCGACTAACGTTTTAATTGACAATCTGAATTTTCCTACAGTCGGAATACTCAACATATTTAGCTTTTTCATTAACTGCTAATAATAATTTTTCGCAGATCTGGATATTTTTTAATTCTGGTGTTGGGTTCAAATGACTGGAGTTTTTCCAGACCTATCCGTGCTTCTTCGGGGTTCATTCGATAATGATAACCAACATGGAATATTCTCTGATTTTCCCAGGGGGTGATTTCCAGCATTCTGCCATCGTATCTCTGCCTGCGCATGATTTCATAAGCCAGGGGGTCGTCTAATAATATGGCACCACCACGACCAATTTCCAGGGGCTTGTCACGACCAAAACTCAGACATTGCATCTGACCAGGTCGATACATGCCGGATTCCAGTCGTCTGGCACTATCCCAGACGGTGGTGCCGTGTATCTGATATTCCCCCAGCCAGGTTTCATCCAGATAACTGAACCCAATGCCCAGTTTGTGCATGGTCATGGGCACACTCAGATAGGTGAACGCAGTAAAATGCACAAATTCAGGCTTCTGATAGCGCAGACACAGTTCCAGTGCATGAGTGCAACAATCAGTTGCGATGGCATACGGGGCACCAGTATACTCTGCCAGTGCCTGCTCAAATTCTGAAATTGTATCGAAGGGATTACTCATTGCCTTATTTGTTGGGTGGTGGATTGGTCAGCTGGGGTTTCTTCATTTTTAATCTTGTGGCTGTTTTCTTTAAGTTTATTATAAAAGTATCATAATATTAAGTCAATGTAAACGGGCAACAATTATATTGTACAGATAATCTGCCCAAATCTCATGCCCGAGTTCGTTTGGATGTTTTGTGGCTTTTTTGTAATTTAACTTGCTTTTTTCTAACCATGAGATTGCCAATTCACTGCTGGCATATAAACTCATAAATTGAAATTTATACTTGTTATAAAGTTTAATTTCTTTGAGTAGTTTGTGCAATGGTACTAGTGCAATGTCAGAAAGGAACCTGACATCTGTGGGATAATTTTGATTGTTTTGATATTCAGCTAAACAATCAACCCAAATCTTTTCAGTTAAGTAATTTTTAAGTAGCAAAATATTACTATCAAAGCTGTAGGTAAAGTTTCTAGAAATTACAAAGTGAACTGAACTATGTTGCTTGCAGGTCAGAGCAAGATTTTCAAACATATTTTTTTCGTATTCACACAAATATTCTTCAAGACTGGGTTGTTCTTCAGGGACCCAGATTCTATCCCCATATGATTCTCGGCAGTTCTCAGTCAGACTAATTGCTACAATAATTTTTTTATATTTTGTCTTGACTATTGGTAAAAGAGTTTTTACCCAATCACAGAACTCTATATTCGCACCACCGCATTTGGCAAGATTAATAAAATCAGCATCTAGTTTTTTTGCCAGCAATGCACCATATATTTTGTTGACTCTGTCGGGATGGTCATACTTACCAGCTTCGACATCAATGTCAAGAAGACTATCACCCCAGGTCCAGCTATCTCCCGCTGTGATCAACAGAGTGTCTTTGTTGGTTAACGATTCATAATACCATGATCTTTTCGGAGATGAAAGATTGTTATGTATTTGATCTAATAAATTAAAATAACTCATTGATTTTTTAGAATTTTATCAATCATAACTGTGGCATTGAGATAGTCTCTGACTAGAATTTCTCGTTGTTCACGCAGTGCTGGCAGATACTGTTCTCGATTCTGAATTCGTTCCTGAATAAACGCCACCAATTCAGTTCGATGCTGCTGATATTTCTCCCAGTTCGCAGTCCATTCACTGGGATACAGGAAGTCTGGCAAATACATTTCAGCATAACTACATCTGTCGGGCAACACTGGGATGACCCCACTGAGCACCGCTTCCATGACACTGATTCCCAGGTTTTCATGTAGAGCGCAACTAAAAATTACACTGTGCTGGGCCATGGTCTGATAATACTGACTCTTGTTCAGTGACATTTTCTGAGTAATGGTCACCGGCATCAGCTGAGCCAGATCTTCAGCAATGTCTGGTTGCTTGTCGCTGTTATAACGATGTGGCCACATGACTGCACCGTTGCGCTCAGCATTGTCAAAGTTCACTGAAATTTCAGCAATCAAGGGGTCATGTGGCTGTCCGCTGCGAATAGCCTTGTGCCCGTAAACTTTGGAATCAATGTTGAGATTCGTCAAGAACATTGAACGATGGAACTCAGTGGCGTAGTAATTGTAATCACAGGCATGAAACCAACTTTGCTCAGCATGCCAGGGCCAGGGCTTCTGCATCTGATACCCCAGAATGTCTGTGGGATCATATGCCCCGGCATGCCAGATACCATGAATTTCCACTGGAATATTCAGCAAGTCGCTCATGTATTTGATGGGGGTGATGACAAAATTCCAGGCATCTGTGACCAGGAACACATCTCCAGACTTGACCGCTCCTGAACTAAATGCTTCTGAAATACGCTGAGCCTGGCTGGCCTTGTAGATGTTAGTAACCGCAAAATCCAAAAAGGCACCTGTGGTGGTGCCAGACTGGGGTTGAACTCCGTCTACGATTCTGATTTCGTGGGCGTCTAGCCCAAGTGCATCAATACGAGATTTCAAGATCTCAGGAATGTTGGTGTACCACTGTGCAGTATATCGCTGATCAATGGGCTCGATGGGAACAATCCAGATGGTCTTCATACGCGTTCAATGTCCTCTTCCACACACCGCTCGCCATATTGAATTTCAATAATTTTAAGCGGTGCATCTTGCTCATTGCACAACTGATGCCACTCAGTGCGTGGGATGTGAACATGATCAAACTGCTGATATACACCAGTGAGTTCCACGTCTGTGGTGCGTGGATTCACAGTATACACTGTTGCTGTGCCCTGTGACACAAACCAGTGCTCGGCACGATCCTGGTGGCGTTGCATACTCAGTCGCTGACCTGGTTCCACAGTGAGTTCTTTGAGTTTGACCTGGTTGCCATCTTCATGCAGCACACGATAGTAGCCCCAGGGCCTGGGTGTCCGGGGGGCTTTCCATTCTTCTAAAATCCAGGAACTTGAATTTGCCTTGTTTGTACCACCAACACCAAATACAAATTCCACATCATCAAATACCATTTCTGGAATATTTTTAGAAGTACGGTCACCACCATTGGCAAAAATCACATGGCTGTCAGGATACCTGGCTTGAACTCGACGAATAGCATCACAAGCAGTGCCGTCAGTGTCGTCAAAATCAATGACTTCGTCCACCATGTGCAGGTTTCCCAGAACAACCATGCGCTCATCCCAGGGCATGAACGGGCGACCTTTTTTGCGAGTCAACCAGTCGTCGGAATTCAGACCCACCACCAGATAATCACCCAGTTGTTTGGCATGACTCAGATAAGAAATGTGACCGGAATGTACAGGATCAAATCCTCCGGTAACGATGACAATTCTATCCATGATTTTTCCTATGGTTAGTTGGTGCGGGGGCGATACTCACGATTTTGTCGCTGTTGTTGCTTGCGCTGGCGTTTCTCTTGCCAGGCACGATATTCTGGGCTCTTGTATAGATCAGCCGGATCATACTTGATGAGATTAAAACGGCAATAGTTGAGCCAGGCTTCCAGATCGTTAAAAATTTGACGAACTTCGGGCTTCATGGTCAGGTACTTGTTGAGCCACACGGGATTAGACATTTTTAGAACTCCTTATGCATCAAGATTGATTGAGTTAACTTGCTGGATTAGTGCCAGCAATTCTGCTTCAGTTGTGCAGATAATCTTGGCAGTGTGCCAGTCATCATTGCTGTCACAACCGTAAACTTCCAACATAAAGCCATTGTCATAACGATTGATGGTGAAATTGTCTGAAACCTTGATAAACTTACTGAGCTTTGACACAGTTACAACTCCTTTAAACTACAACAGATTGATAAGGACGAGTACGATTGTACTCAATTGAACACCCATTCTCGCCATCTTCACTGACTTCGATGTGAACATCGCGATCGGGATACTTTAAGGCAATTTGTAGATACAAATCGTCTGCCATCATTTCACAACTACGATAATTGAGCTCTAGAATCTGGCCACTATACAGCGATTCGAGCCAGCGTTTGAATTGGATGAACTCGATGTCCCTGTCGTTGTGCCACACACTGATTGACACCCTGAAATGGAAAATGTGGCGATGAGGACTAGCAAGGAACGATACATCATAGGTGTCTCCGGTGTTTAGTTGAGGGTCGGTAGCTGCTGCAGGATAACAATGTATGCCTTCTTTTTGAAACTGCACAAAAATTTTACGTTCTGCAGCATCTTTTCGACGTTCAATAGTTTCGCGTTCGTTTAGAGTCATTGTTACACCAAATCAAAAAGATCATTAACAGTGGAATTACTAATACTTTCAATTTTTTTCATTGCGCCGTTAGATAGTCTGAATCTGTAAATTGTACTATTGGTCTGCTCATTGTGTATAATTTCAATATAACCAAATTGGGTTCCTGGAATTGTGCATTTAGTTGTTAGTCCTGCAATTGCATTTTTCTGACAGGCTGTCCAGGCATCCTTGATTAAATCTTGTATCCAATCTGAACTAAGATCATAGGTCTGTTGGCTGACAATCACTTCATCTTTAATCTTAACTCTAAATTGCTTCTGGATTTTTTTATAGACAGGCGAATTTTCATATGAAGAATTCAGAATTTCCTGAAATGAAACATTACACACAGTGTGTGGGCTAGTTGCGTCTTCATCTCGACTTTTCATTTCAATCTGGTTTCCTGGTCCAAAGTCTAGATCTGGCCCAGCACCTTGATTTATCTTAAATCCCTGTTCCATCATCAAATCTTCAATATATCTACCGGCAGCACCATTGTGAGTTGTGGGAACTTGTTTTCCTACAAGATTTGCTTTGATTTTAGTAATTTTTATCAGCGGCGCAGTTTTCATATTTCCTCCTGTTGAGTTTTATAATAATTGAAATTTTCCCAGATGTCAAATGGACATTTCCAGATCGTCAAGTTTACCTTCATCGATGCCGCTGTCATCACGATGAAAGTCCACGCAGGTTTCAGCAGGTGCACCCACTTCCTCAAACAAACTCTGGTAAGCGGTTATGGAATTTATGGTTTTCTTGCCGGTGGTGCCATTGGAACCAGGAATGTCCATCCAGAATTTACTGTGCTCGTCAACCAGTGCTTCAGCACGAACTCGATCGCTGGTGGAAAAAATCTCATCCACTACCTGACGGAATGTGATGCGATCGAACTTTTCTCTGACCAGCATTCGGGGAACGATGCCCGAATCGTAACGACGATTGGCTTCCTGAACAGCATTGATATGACTCCAGACATTGTGACCCATTTGCAGAGCATAACTAAAGCTGTCCCAACTGGTTCGGCCGATTTTTCCAATCTTATTGAGATCTGGGACCACGTGATAGTGATCGGGATTCTGGAAGTTGAACTTTTCTCCCTGCAACTCCTGATCAGTTTTTCTGATGCCATCCTTGTAGATGCAGACATCACTGATTTTTAGACGTTCACTCACTGGGCTTTCAGTAAAGGTCTCAAAAATTTTATCAGCCACCACTGCGTCTCCATAACGGCGCTGATCCACTGCATATTTTTTATCGTCCGCGCTGGCCATCATGCGATATACCCACTTGCGGCGATCTTCCACCTCAGTTCTCATGTATACCTGACCGTTGGCTGTGGCCAGGAATGGACTGGCACAGTCAAAACTGATGGTAAAGTTTTCATTGTGGTGCTGTCGAATTGCACGTTGGATGTCTGTCATCAGGCAAGCCCATTCCAACTTGCTGGTACCCAACACGTGCAACCAGTCGTGTTGTCCACGCTCCAAAAGACCGTCAAATTTCAGTGCCACCAGTCTGCGCAGAGTCAGATGCACGTCACATTTGTTCTGACCGCCCATGGCCCAGCCTTCAAACGGAGTTTCGTATTGCCGGGGGTCGCAGTACTTCTTCATGCGGTCATACCAGTCGTCAGACTGTGCATGAGTTTGCCCCTGCAGTACGTTCAGGAACTTGCAGTTACCATTGCGATTGCGCATGAAGTAGTCGTTATTGATGTAGGTACTGGTCACTGCATCGGCATAACTGTTGACTCCCGATGCCTGACGTCCTGGAGGATAATCACAGGTCCAGGCTGGAATGTCCAGTACCATGCCTCGATCCATGTAGGCGTCCATCCAGGACAACACCTGCTCTCGCTTGCGTTGTGCTCGCGGGCAGTTGATGTCCTTCCAGTCGGCTTCCCAGACCCCCTTGCCAATCTGAAATCCACCGGAATCTCCCACCACAAAACTTGTGGAACGATCTCGATTGCGTATCATGTCCTCTTTGGGGCTGTCTCTATTGATGTCCAGATCAGCGTGTCCTGCACTATACAGTGCCCATTTATAGGGAAAATACGCCTGGTCAGGATTGAGCCAGTTGAGTCCTTCGATGCCATTTTCAAAATCCGCTGGTATACGGCTCTGCGGTACAAAATTGGAATCGTGACGCTGCTTGCCCACATATGTAGCATAGAAGCCGCTCAGAGCAGGCAAAAATATAGCATAATCCTTTTGTTTTGCGGTTAAGTTATCGCGATCAAAGGTCAACTTATTTCCTCTTTATTTAGAATGTCTACCATACGACCAAGGTCGTATGGTCATTTTACTTGCTTTGTGCTGGCAGCAGGTAATTGTAGGTTGCCAGTCCGGTGTCCACAGTGATTTGCGCCACCCCGTCATCACTAAATTGGAAGGTCTTGTCTCCAGCCAGGTTCAGAATTGAAATTACTGCTGCCACAGGCCAACTCCAGGTCTTGGTAAGTTTTCCGCTAATGTTGTTCTGAAACACAAAATTACCGGCATGACTACTGTGATCTCCAAAATAAAACTTGAGATCTGTGCCCTCAGTCTTGGCAGTGAAAGTGGACTCTTCTGAGTTGGCACTGGCCTGGAACTTCAGACGCTGGATGTTGGCAGCAGTGGGTTGAAATTCCACTGCCCAGTTGATGGTTTTGCGGCTAATGACACTCTTGACCTTTTCAGTGATCAATTCCTGATTCATAAAGCGATAGTTATTATTAAAATCCTTGCTGGAGTTTTCAAAGTCCAGCCCCACCGGCACGATTTCATCATTTCGCACCTGTGTGCTCAGTGTAATTTTGGCATCTTCTTTGTATTCTGGAATGTTAAGGATGGTGTTGAGCTTGCCCAGATTAGGCATACCAAACGTGCCAATGAATTCCGGCACAGGATTATTGATCTTGCCCTGCAGGATAACTGACCTGTCTTCGGCAATGGCTTCGATTTTGGTCTCTGATTCAGAGCCAGTAACTTTGATCAGATTAATGATGCCCAGGCCATAAGTGTTCTTGACAATGTCCAACAGATAATCACGCATAATATTCTCCTATTTGTAATAGCATATACGGTTTATTTAGAAAAATCAACTGATTGAAATTATTTTTGGATAACTTCACCCAGAACAGGGTGGGCTTTGATGGTGTTCAGAACGCCAGGTTTACGTATTTCGACCCAGGCGATGTATTCATTCCTATCTTCCAGACCAATTATTTCGAACCCGTGTTGATGTATTAATTTGGTTAACAGTTTTTTGGGCATATAACTCATGTACCCCTGTTCTACATACTTTGCACAGTGCACGCGTTCAGCATTATTATAGCTAAACATGCAAACTCCGCCGGGCCTCAAAACACTGAAAATTTCTTTCAGATACTGATCTATTAGATCCGTGGTCAGATAATTGAACACATTCCATGAAAACACAAAACCAAATTGATTTTGTGGAAGCATACTTAGATCAGTTTCGCTGGTTGTATATAGTCTCAATCGATTCTGATAGACCGGATTGAATTTTGATGTAGTGGACTGTAAAAACTCATTATGTATGTCTACCAGATACAATGGTTCATTTGCCACCAGGTATTCGGTCCAGATACCGTCGCCGGGGCCAATTTCCAGACCCGGATATTTCCAGTCTGAATACTTTTGAATTAGGGCAATGATTTCCTGGCGAGTTTCCTCCAGCATTGGTAATTTTCTTGATCCTCTTTCGGTTTCTGGATTGGTTCGATTGGTAGCAAAATGCCCATTTACTTTATACCCTCTCTGATGATAGTTGGCGGTTATGGAATCAATTTCCTGATCAATTTTAGTGTTGAGATTTTCTATTTCGTTATCTAAAAATTTTAAGTTAACATTGATTTCGTCGGCAATGTCAGACATTGCCTTCAAGTTTTTTTCGTAAACAGATGAAATATTTTTAATGGCTTCAAACTGAGTTTTATAACTGTCTGTTTCTGATGTCAAATTATTGGTATTGAGTTTGGTATTGACTGAGTTTTTTAAATCCACCAATTCCGACAAAGACAATACCGTTTTTCTCAGATGTGAAAGATTGGTTAAATTAATTTTCCTATCGGTCATGATGGGATCATTGATGATTTCCACCAATTCCTGATAATTTTCATGATCAGGCATCCATACAGCATGTTCTACAAATCGGTTGATGCCGTTATCGTACCATTTGCCCCAATCAGTGACTTTCTGGAAGGAGATTTCATCAAATCCCAGATCCTGGGTCAGCTTTACAAATCGGTGCATGTCACGAAAATTTGTGGTTTGTACTACAAAATTTGCCACAAGTTCCATGTCTGCATAATTTTTTTGCTTCCACTTGATGATGTGTTCTGAACTTTCAATTAACTTGTTCCAGTTACCGCCCCTGCGTGTTAGTGAGTAAACCTCTGGGCTACCAGCATCAAAACTAATCTTGAATCTCATGACATTTTTATGAATGCCAGTCATCCGGTGCCAATGGTCCTTGGCCAGGATGCCATTGGTTACGATTTCAATTTCAGTGGTCCCACGCTTGCTGAGATCCAGTTTTTCCAACATGTTGCGGTATACGTGACTGGCAAACGGATCTCCATCACCGCTCAGAGTAAATTTTAAGAAATGGTCGTGCTCCTGAATCAGTTTTACCAGGTGATCGCTGATTCGCATGCGTCGATCAAAATCTTCGCCTCGATTATAGAAAATCATGTCTGTTCTGCAACTGGGACAAGTCAGGTTACAACTATCGTCAATGGCAAATACAATCCAATTTATGGTGTCAGGTCTGTGATCAATACGTCCTTCCAGATTATTGCTGGTAATCAGATGGCAGGTTTTGTGGTCACAGTATTTGTAGGTGCCGTCAATAATGCTGGCTTGTATTTCTCTGGCTCGGGCACTCTGCACGATTGCTGTCAGACTGTCGAATTCCAGAATGTTCCCCACACTAATGGGCAACCAGGCCTGGCAGACGCATACATAACAGTCGCCCCGGCTGTCAATGGTCACTGTATTAAAAGGGTGATAACAGTATTTGCCTCGGAGCCCCAGATCTTTGTCAAACGTCATCCGATGTCGAGTAAAACGATCCATGTGATCAAAAACCACATCAGATGTGGTCAATGGGGTCCTGGACATGGATTCCAGATCAGTTACGTTGACTAGTTCTATTTTTTTCTTCATGGTTATTCAAAGCTAAAAAAATCATCAAAAGTGGTTTTGATTTGTGTGTTTTCCGAAATCTTCCAATCCAACACACCCAACAGGTTTTCCACCTTTTGGTCCACGATGGTGGTTTCCATCTCACCGTCATCAAATGGCAAATCCTTAAACCACTGTGGTATATGTGTTTCATCTGTGGGGTAACCCACGCTGGTATACCCCAGGGGATTGTCTTTTAGTTTACACACAATGGTCTTCATGCCATCCACAATGCTCATACTGTAGTTATCACCATGCATTCTGCGCAAATTATTCCAATTCATGGCTGCACGAACGTGGCCCGGCATATTGGCTTTGCCCAGTCGTTCTTCTTCTCGGGTATATTTGGTCAGATTATTTACACGTTTGGGCGTGCCTTTTTCCCAGGCTGGTCTCTCAGTGAACGCCAGTTTAAATTCACGGACCTTTTCAATAATACTGTCTCTGGTGGCGCCAGTCAGAACATCCAGCAGAACATCACTCAGGAAGTCCTGCACAACCTTGGGCGTGTCTGAACGTTTCAGATCCAGGCCCATGGCTTTGAGTTTGCCGGGTTTGCTGTGAGTATCCAGACGCTTGCCTTCCAGATCATAGATCAGCACTGCATAGCGTTTCTTCTTGATAAACAAGCCCTTGATGGCCACCAGTTCTCGGCCTCCCCGGATCAGTTCGCCTTGCCGGCGGGGAGTATGGAATGCACGTTCACAAAATGCAGGAAAACTGTCATTGACCTGATCGGCGATGTTATCATACAGTGCCACTGCAAGATCTTTGTTCCATTCCATGCGACCTGCAGCAACATCGTCTCGAATGGCCGGCCAGACACTGAAATAGCACGAATCGGTGTCACCGTATATGATTGCATGGCCAGTATGATCATAACTGCCCATGATGCATTCGTTGATGTATGCATCCATGTGTCGGGCAATCACTCTGCCGGTCAGTGTGGTGCTCTGACCA